TTTTTGGGGATGGTACTCTCAGGTTTGATCTTTGTAGATCCTAACTAAGAGGAAACATTGCCCTGTTTCGTGATGATTTCTATGTTCAATCACTGAAGCTTCTCTTCACCAAAAAGGAGAGAGCTTCGAGAGCTTAGCTGTTTCAGCTATTTGAACCCCGAAGGATTCATGTCTAAGACATTTGGTTTCTATTCAGAAACTGTTCATTCTTTCATCCGAAGATGTAAAACTACTTCGTAGTAACGAGATGGTCCTGAACCCTGACATGTAGAACGGCGACGACAGGCATTCTGTGGAGTAGTGTCCTAGAAGAATGATCCCCTGTTGTTACCTGTCAGACTGGCCCCGGCACACCGTGATGCCCGGTAAACTGGTCCGTGAGACCCAGATCGGAATACTCCAGGCTCTTTTGCACGATATGCTTGTCATTTTCGTGGATTACCCTGGTGCTCGTTCCCAATCCGAAAGTATGAAGAAGGATTTCCGTGAAACCCGGAAAAATGGCCGTGAGTCGGCAAGCCTTGGGAGTCATGACCCGAGCCCAGAAGTGGCTACTAGGACTACGATGGATCCTTTCAACCATCGATTACTTACCAATGATTGTATTCAATCACTTTTGACTTTGTCACCGGTCCGTCGAACCATTAACTCGGCCCAACGTTCGAGGGAGCGTCAATTCCCTCCTCAATTTTATCATAGGACAGCTGCAGGCATGATCTTGTCTGGCTTCCGCAACGGTTTTTGTTATCTATCTCTGATAAAACCCGTCAATCAACAGAGAGTCGCGACAGAGCTTCGTGCTTACCCAACTGTCCGGGCTTTGCTTCCCTACATTGACTTAGATGACTCTACCTCTGGCTTTCGAATAACCATCGGGAATAAAGGCACCGCTTTACGCGTGGTGCATTTGCTATCCACAGGTGGCTCAATGAGTGTCTCCCTCGTCAAAGAGGTCTTGAGACGATTCGATACTTCTTTTGTCTGGCTAATTGGTGGCGAAGACGAGCCCATCGTCCGAGAAGCCCCGGCATGCAGATGTCGCACGATGCCTTTTCGCTTGGATATAACGTCCAGGGCATCTTATGTTCTGCATCCTGACCGGATTAGGCCTGATTCCCGTGGATTCGAGGCCTTCCCAGGTTTCTGCTATCTTGCGATGGTAGTGCCTGAGAGAAAAGCGTGGGCAGCCGCGCATACAGGGCCATTCCCCAGGGTCCATGAAATGAGAGCTGTGGGAGAAGCACAGAGAAGAGACGGGGCCAGATTCCAGGCATTTGACATGGGACCTTACCGTAACGGACGACTTGTCCATATTGCACAAATGACGGTCGGTTCTACTGCCTCTGATGTCTTGGATGGGTTGCTCGATCTTGATGAAATTGTGCCGTTGTATGTTGGGAGCGATGAGGCGACTGGGCCTCCTGAAGTTGATAACAAGAGACGGAATAGGAGTGTAAGTTTCGTCGGTGGCAGGAATCAGCTTCCGTCACTGCATCAGAGATCTGCAAGTGCAAATTCTCTGATTAGGGGAGGCGTGCTCAGGAGGGAATCATTGACTGTCCCGGAGCAGGCAGTCCCTCAGATCATTGAGCCGGCTGTGCCAGCTCAGAATACAGTCACTGATACTGAAACGTTGACGTTTACTATCAATGTGGCAAAGGCATCCGAGAAGCCTACACTTTCTCTCGAGACAAAGTCCGTGCCAGGACAGAAGGAATTGAGGCCCTTCAGCTTTCAGGAGGCGATGACGCCAGCGGTATCTGTACGCAAGAGCATCCGATTCGCCCATAAATCGCCATTCGTCAGGTCTAGTTGTGTTGATTGCAAAGGTGAGGGAGTTGCTAAGGCCAAGTCTTCACGCGGAAAATTCAACGGACAGGGTCATATGAAACTCTATCCTACCGCTTCCGGCTTCCGATGCCGTAGGTGCAGGGATGACTTCAATGAGTTGCAATGCGCGGGACAAGAACTGACTGAACGCCTGAAGAATTGTTCTTGCGACATGATGTTCAGGATGGAGCATGAGGGCACCCGCTATCATCAGTCATCTTGCCCCCACCTTCATATCATAGGAAACCTTCTTTGGGTAGAGCCAGACACTTCCGACGAGTCTCTATGCGAGGAGGAGTACTGTAGGCCATGTGAACAAGGAGACTTCTGTGAAGAGCACAATGACCCATCGCAGTGTGATTGTTCACAATGCGATGCCGGGGAGAGATGCATCCGAACAGGAGAATTTTCAACTCCTCCTGCTGTGTGCCCCACTTGCTCAGAGTCATACAGAAAGACACATTCCTGCGCACTCATTTCCCGACAATTGCAACCTTTTGTGTTAGACCCTAAATTGGCCGTGCCCGAATTGGAATTTGGTGAGGACTCATCCTCCTCTGACAATGACTCAGAAGAAGAGTTGCTTGCGTTGCAGCGCTCTGCGTTTGAGATGGCACCTCCTTCAGAGGTCGAGAGGGCAATCTTCCAAGCCCGGATTGCCAAGTTGAACCGGAACATTGCCTCTTCACCGGCCGAATCCTATCAGATTGTCGTATTAGAAGAGGAAACCGCAAAGGAAGACGACTCTCGTGTGATTCTCGAATTTATTGAGAGAGAGAGAAAACTCGCGTCAGAGCGAGCGACTGCCATGGCAAATTTGCAATCCTGCTTCCAGAAGGCAAGGCGTGCCCACGCCTTCAAGCCTGTTAAAACCGTCTTGAGCGAGGCTATCAACAGGAGGTCCGCCAAGGCCAATGGGAAAATCGCTGTGTTGGGCTGGGAAGATCGTGAAGAGATTGAAACAAGGCTCGCTGGCCACAATCAGCTGAAATGTGATCAGATCTGGAATCTGATCAAACCAAGGGTAGAACAGGCAAGGCCTGTCCGAACAAATATGTCAGCAAGTGCTGGCATTCAAAACTGGGAACTGCCAAGTGGCAGCAAAACATACTTGCAGAGAATGGCGGTCCAGGCGAGAATTGATGAAGCCCGGGATCCATTCAATTACCTTTCCAAAGCGACAGTTGCCGCAGAGTACACTTGGTCGATATCTGGAAAGCTTCGCAACAAGAAGGCCCACACACTCAATGGGAATGGTCCAAAATGGAGCTATCGTCTTGCAACACCAGACCTTAGGGTCTTCGAGGGGTCCAGTCCGGCCCAGCGCCCAACCTTTTGGGTAGAAATTACTCGAGAATCCAATGGCCCGATGCTAGCTGGTCAATTGTTGACAGAGTTGGGCACTCGCTCTGCCCCGGCACCCCTTATTGATGCGATATTGGAAGAAGCTGTGCCTTCACAACTTTTCAATCTCTCAAAGATAGGGGCTGATGATTGGTTGATCACTCCGGAAGACAGTCCTCGCCGTCCTGTTGATGATATGCCCCCGCCTGATAAAGTGAATGTTATCCAATTCCATGGACTCAAGGCCCAGCGAAATCTTGAAAAGGCTTGGGCTCAGATTGCAATCTTGGAAGCTAAGGATCGTCAGAACACCCATCGGATCTTCCAACTTTCAGCTGCAAAGTGCGATGCACCCCAGGATCATGCGGTACTGGCTAAGACTGAACGCTCCAAACAAGACCTGGAGATGAGACTCCAGGCGAGCATGCAGTCCAGATGCCCTGCACCATCAGATCACGGTCAACTTGCTGAGCTACTGGCAGACCGGAGTCAAGAAGAGCCCTGGAGGATTTGCGGGCATACCCATGAAGATTTTGCATCCCCAGAGTTGTGTCAAGAGGGATGTGAGCACACGCCGCTAAGCTTCCCGTGTGACATGCTCCATTGCTATGATCCGCAAATACATGTTGATCCCAATAGAGCCTTTTCACAATGGGGGCTGAATGCTGACTACTACCATCCTAGCCCTGATCATTGTGCGCCATGTGAAAAACCCCATGGACCTATTTGCCCGGATGTCGCTCTGCATGAAACAGCCAAGTCGACAATTAGCTATCTGAGAAAAATTAATGCTGAGCTGACTGGCAGATTGCGTCACATCGTGCCCCCTGAAACTGGGCAAGCGAAAGCGAGTATGAGGAAGAGAATCACAGCCGCCAAGTCCTCTATCCATGCCTGGCATCAAGAATCTTTCAAAGGGCCTAGAGACATGCACTCGAGGAAGGCAACTACTGTGTTGTCCTCTTTGATAGCTGATCTTGATCCAGATGTGCCGCCTTTACCACCGCCAAACAGAGTGCTAGTTCCCAACGTCGTTGATCGATGGTGGAACAAAGCAAACTTGAAGCTTGATGTTAATGGGCAGTATTTCAACTTTCATTTGGCTCAGAGAAAATTGAGATATCAGACAGAGGCAGGGTTTATTGATTGGGACCCTTCGCAGGAACGGCTTGGATCGCCGAAATCCTTAGTAGCGCATTGGAGTTTATTGGAGTATGCTTTTGATCACATTCGTGATCCTTTTAAACAGAAACAGCTGCTGGAACAGCTAGATATGGATTTGGAGACTCTGCGCAAGTGCGCAAGAGATGCTGCTTTATTGCCCTATGATTCCATGACAAGACGCAACTACTTGCGGAAATGGGATCGTGCAACCACTAAGCCATCAGACCCTGGGCCGATCGATCAGACACTGGCAAAGGCTATTGAACTTCTTGATTGTTTAGTGCCAGTGCCAAACAAGCAGGTGTGGAAGACTTGGGATCGTGCATCTGACGAGGGAAAGACTTGGGAACATGGTGGATATAGATATGGACGACACGCTTTGTCTCCTAGACAACATCATCTTGACGATGAGCTATTTTCCGAATCCCTGGAAGTGTATGACAAGGTTATTCTTGACATCAAGCGCTGGCTGCCCTCTTTGTCTGCTTTTTGTCTTAAATTTCAGAGCATTACCGTGTGCGCAGGAGGGACAGGCTTATTTAGATCAAAGTTGGCCGAGTCACAAGCTCTTGTGATCTTTTCAGATGTCCCGTTTGCGGCACCTGGGGGGAACACTCTCGTTGTCTGCCCTGATCCTGAGGTTTTTAAAGGCAGGGCACGCGCTTGTCTTCGAGTTCTTCTGCCTATTCTTGTTCCTGGACCACGCTATTACATTGTCAATGGGCGCCTCTACCCTATGGGAACATTCTCAGAAGCCGTCATGCCGAAAATAGCCGCCAATTATCCCTATGGCAGCATCGCGATGCAAGGATTCTGGTCTGCCTACTTAGGAGCGACATTTATCAATGGAGACCCTTTCCCGATTGACCGTAAGCTGAAGGCGATGGCGCATTTGCTCCGCGGTATGGATGTCTATGGACCTGACGAGACAGCATTGATGATGTTAGGTGACCCGTGGCCATGTCACGTTGCGTATCCCTTTCAAGGCAATGATGTCAATTACGGCCATGCCCCATGGACTATCCTCCCCGCAGGCAAGACATATGTCCACCTCAAGACGGGGACAGAAGTTGTCGAGTGGCGAGGAGGGTACAATGCGTCAATCTTGGTAGACCATCTTCGTGTTTACAACCAAGTTCGAGACATAAGAGAATTTGGGGTTCCGCACTTCACTGCACTTGAGATAGAGAATGCATGGGAAATGTCTCCTTCAGGACGAGCATATGAGTGGTTTTCTGAATATTTGAGATTGGTATGGCAATCTTCAAGCCAGGCCTGTTACACAGGACACATCGATATTCAAACAGAAAGGTTGTCATGGGGAAAGCCGTGGCTCAACGCCCTGCCAATGCCTCCCTCTGGCACGACAGAAATCAATTGCTCGATCTCCAAGGACGGAGCTGCAGTTTGCAAGATGTTGAAGATACCTCCCATCACAGATTGTGAACTCATTGCTTGCTCGCGTGACAGTTTCAAAGTGTCCAAATGCAGATTGCCAAAACGTATTGTTAACAGGTGTGGTCTTCCTTTTATCACTTTTGGTCTGGCAATGCACAACGACGAGACTACCTTGTTTCGCGGCGTAGATCGAGAAGGGATTCATCACACCAACTTTTGTGAATTCCGGCAAGAGCCCCCACCTTGGCTCACTGATCTTGTGCGGGAATTGACAAAGTTGTGCGCTGGCAAGAGGGTAATTGTTACGGCAAATCCGAACTGCAAACCGCCTCGGAAAAACCGTGTTTGTCTCAACTTTGGTGAAGAAGTGGCAGGATGGCATACCGTCAATGTACCAAGAACAAATGGATATGGCGGCCGATCGTTGGCTTTTTGGAGATTACTTGCTTTATACGTCAAGGCATCGGATGTCTGGATAGTCAATGGAAGGGACACTGCAAGGCAGATCCAGCCCAAGCTGATATCAGGCAGATTTCACAGTGCGAATCAGCATAATGCTATGCCTATAATCTTGGCCAGCACGATGACCGACATCAACTTTGAATCTGCTTGTCCCTCCGCTGATCTTTCATCTTGCACCTGCAGCATTGACAAGAATCCCTGTTTAAGGTTATTTTTCGGAGCAATGGTCTTGTATGGTCAGACGTATGGTATAGATGAATGGTTTTTACATCGACAGCCACTCACTTCGACTCATTACCATCAGTTAGCAGACAATGACTATCGGATGTACCCTTTGAGTCTTGAATTCCCGGATACTGAATTGATAGAACGCGGTACCACAATTTGGAAAGGCCCCCTCTCTCGTTTCTTGTTACTACAACCTCGGGCGCATGGCCCAGAGGGCACCACTCTTGGATGTACCGGCAGGGCTCTTCGGAACCGCTTTGACTCCTGGCTTGCGGATATTCCCTTGGTATATTTGGACTCGCCTTATGCCAAGCCACCAACGCCAAGGTCTGACACTATTTTGATGGTAGTCCACGGCACGCGAGGAGATAGGGTACCCGTTGAGTATCTGGCTAGAGTGCTCATAAAGCAAGGACAGAAAGTCGTCTTATGGCAAACTTCAAGCATGGACTCACTCACACTTGCCAGGTTGAAGAATTCTGACTTTTCAGGACAGTTTGTCGATTTTCTCGCCGCCGCTGGTTGCCACAAATTAGGATATAAACTAGTATTTACGCCTCATGTCAGCTTGTCCTTGAGCTCTATCAAGTACACTCTCACAAATTGGTCTAATACCAAGACCCCGTCTTGGTTGGGCAATCCATTGGCACATCTTTCTGTCTTGTTAATGAGAAGTGTTGGACAAGGTCTCATTGTTGGAAGCACTCCCGGTTGCAACACCCCGTATTCAGGTGATGGCTTGCGCTCTCTGCTATGGTCCGCGCCTCTCTCTGTAACCCCTGCAGCCAAGAACAGATTGCCTGCTGCGTGGGTTGAATCATCTGATGGACAAGAAGCCATGCCAGAGGCCATCCGTGTTAAATACCCGGGGATCACCATCCCATATGATATGAGTGAATTCTCCAAATACAAGAAGGTGTACACCAATGGCACTCAGGGCACAGTAAACGCCATCATTGCTCACGGTGCCGAGGCAATAGTGGTTGATGCATGGTTTGATCAGGCTCGTACGTATCATATGGAGCCGAGAATATTCACTGAGTGTACATTCCAAGCCTTAGGCGACGCCCTGTGGTCTCGAGGCGTCAAAACGGAGCTTCCTATCTCCTGGTTCTGGATGAGATGGCGAACGTGGGTGCCCACGCAGAAGAGATGGTACCAATATATGGCCATGGGATTAGCGGCTTTTCAATATGTTTATCTATTGGCACCTCTTGCTGGAACTTTCCCGTCGTTAGTGCGATGGGTTCCCAATAATGTGGCAGTGACTCAACCAGTGTTGAGGACACTTTTAAATTTTCCGATAATTCATTATTTTTTAGGGGTACGGAGTATTGCATATTTATTTATTTTTTGGTATTTATTGGAACAATTACCCATAATGGCATTGGGCATAAAAGAAGGCGTTGTCCTGAGAGTTTCTGTTGAAAAGCACTGGATGCCTCTGAAACATGCCAAAATAGTCCACAAAAGGCGTGACCTCATGATAGAGTACGGCTGGTTCGGTGAACGCAATCTCATGACACCTTTTCAAGGGAGACTCTGGAAACATGTCCCTGAATGTCATAACACAGAGATCGAAATCCCGATTTCCATTGATTTTGATGCTCTGGCCAAGCAGTGCGTTCATGATGTCTCGGCTTACGGCCCATTCTTCAACTGTCAAACCCAGATTCTGACCAACATCGGGAACAATGCCCCTGCAGTCACATTGCTCTGTTTGGGTATATTCTACGCATGGACTTTTGTATTGGCCCCATGGCTTCTTGTCATCTTCATTCATCATGCAGGAATCAAGATTGCTGGCCGTTCTCCTTTACAATTGATCACTCTAGGCCCACAAGAGGACAATATTGCGGACATCGCCCTTGGCGCTGCTCTTGATGAAGATGACCTTCCAGATGAAGATGGCAGCAATCAATCAGCCATTTTCCAAGATGATGGGACACTTGCGTCTCTCAGTGAACTGCCTGATGAAGATTTAATGAGATTGGCTCTATTGGCTGCAGTGGAAGAAGACCCGAATGCGCCAGAGGAATTGCACATTGAAGAAGCCGGACGCATGCTGACTGCAATGCAACAAGAACTCCTTGATCAAGTACAAGTCTACGAGCCCATTGAAGGAGATACGTTCTCTAAATGGCTTGATGAATTCACCTCATGGTGCCTCAAGGAACTGAGGAACAAAGCCAACACTGTCCCGTATCTCAGGGACATCGTCCGCCTGTTGCTTGCAGTCCAGGATAATTTTTATCGTGTTCTGGAACCACTTTTTCAAGCCTTGAGGGGTGCATTTGGTTCTATGGTGACCGTCTTGGCTGACGGCTCCGAGGCATTCGTCCGGTTCTGTCATCGGCTTGTTGATCTACTGTTCACCAAACAGGTCACACGCAAGCTCAAAGCCGCGTGGTTCGGAGCTGAGCTTTTGAAACCCCACAAGTTGTCAATCCAGAAGCGAATTCGTGAGAATCTTTCGATGGCGCAGGTCCAAATGGCTGACAACTTTGATGAACAGTATGCCTTGGACACACGCACTCTTAGAGGTGAATATTCTGATGAGGATGTCAATTGGCAGAAACTCAATGCCATGTCCGAGAACGACATATCTAAGAAGAAATTCAATCATCGTGGTTCCAAGGGATTTGGAGGCCCGACTTTCACTCCTGTTAAGCTGCCAAGAAGTCTCGTGCTTAGTCACCAAGAATTGGAGGTCCTTGCAAATGAAGCCTTCAAGGAAGGAGTCGATTTCAACGCTAGAGCTGATCAATACTTCACCAAACGAGTTGACCGCCTCATGTCCAATGGGACGCCGTTGGCTACTGACGGCGCTCTTCTTGCTGCCATCAGACCATCTCAGGCCGAGTCATCCTTGATAAGATACACTCATCATGGTGTTGAGGCCAATGATCTCTTGAAGACGAATGTTGATCCTTTTCCCCCTGAATTGAAAGCTCGTCTTGACGCCGTTGGAGATGCCCTCTACCGTTCAGCTCCAGAGATGCTCAGCGATCCTAAACTGACACCTCCTGAGGCAATGCTTGAATGGTGGCGCCACCGTGGTATGGAGAAGTTCAATACCACTGCCCCTCTCAATATGGCTTCAAGAGCACATGCGATCGCTGACGGGCAGATGGCTGCTATACTTAGGGATGTCTACCATAAGGAAAAGCAGGGTGCGTACCCTTCTCAGTACTATGCCGCAAAAGTGAAAGGACAAGCGGTGCCGGTAGCACCACTAGTCACACCCAATGCTGACGGGCTTTACAAGCCTGTCAGAACTTTTGTTGCACAAGACTCAAGGAGTACAGCTATCGATTGGACGGTAGGATTGGAACTGAAGAATCGTCTGCCAGGTGACCATGTTGGAATCACCTCCAAGATGGCAGCTGGACAGGGATATTCAAATCTGTTCCGGCGAATCAGAGGCAAAGAGAACATCTTCATGGGCGATATGGGGCAGTATGACAGTCGTCTTGAACGAGAGCATTTCTACATGCTGGACAGAGCTTTGGAGAACGGCGTTTCAGACAAGATAGTTTTGTCATGGCTTAAAGCAAAGCACGAAGCCATGCAAAATTCGTACATAGCGGTTCTCTCATTGCCAAGGGGCAAGGAACTCTCTCCCTTTCTGCAACACGCGCGTGCCAGCAATCGTGATGGACCAAGAGCCCTCCCTGGATACGAAAATTGGATACTGAAAATCCGTTCTGGAGCCACTGGTGAATCTTCGACTGCCTGGACTGACAGTTGGACGTTCAGGGCCACATTTTGCCTTATTGTATGGGATTATTGTGACTATTTTTCAATCCCATTTTCCCCTGATGACTTCTTCAATGATTCCTTAATGAGGCTTGATAATTCAGGTGATGACAATATGGGCCATCTGGACTTTCTCAAGAAGTATGGCCATGTGTTGAATCCTCAAGTGATGGTCGCCTGTGCAAAGAATCGCAATATGACTCTTGACTTTGCGGTCCTGGATTCTTTTGAGAAGTGTGAATTCCTTGGATGCATGGCTAGAGAGCCAACTGCCATGGACAAGAAGACGTTGGAACGTGTGAAAGCCCTCTTCCATGAAGCCAAGGTGCGGCCTGATCTCGTGAGATATGCAGCCATCAATCCCGATCTGAACGATCCGAATACTCTAGAAGCCCCTGAGATTGTCATCTACAGAAATCTCACCAATTCCTTGGTTCGCCAGACAGCCACCCAGATGTATGGAAATGTTTACAAGGATGACCAGTATCTAGAAAAATGGATTGCTAAATACGTAGGACACTTACAGTTGTGCGCTTTCAAACCCACTCATCATCAGGACATTATGCATGAGTATCTTCAGACGTCGATAAGGTGGCTCTACGCTGCAACTGAATCACCTGTTAGAGATCAGCAGGGCATTGTGAAGCTACCGGTTGGACAGATCTACGATGACATTCTTGCTTGCATGAACATCCAATACGAGGATGTCGGTAAGCGTGTCATTTATGCGAAGCCCCTGTCGAAAGCACCTGGCAACCTTGCGAACTCATCAGCATTTAACACAGAGTTCAGAAGGCGGCTTCTACGCTTGTCTCAGACTCCTCCGGCTGCTTATTCTAAGGTGATCGGTATCCATATGGCCTATGGCAAGAAGCCCGCCTCGTTTTATGAGAAGAAGATGCATAAGATCTTTTCTGGCCTCTATCCTATCGATGACGCTGCCAAGGAACTTTTGGACACCCTCCGGTCAGTCATAGGAGAAGCCTCACGGAAATTGATAAAAGGCTTTACAGCTCAGGCAAGAGACCAGATGTACCTTGAAGACATTTATGACAGTGGTCATTACTACGTAGAATCAGCCATCTGGCTGACCTATGAAGAGAAGATCATGTCCCAAGAGGGGTACGATCCGGGGGACGGCACCCCTGAAATGTCATTAAGCGTATGGCAAGGCCTGTGCTCCAAGGCAGCCTTTGGTTCAATCACTGATCCTCTAAGGTATTTCTCACTGATGCAAGACAATGATTTTTCAGAGAAGATACGGGCCGAACCTGCTGCCACTTATCGAAACATGATGTGGGTCCTGGTCCTCTCGTATGTCCTGCTCTGGTATGTGGAGACTAGGCTATATGGAATTCCGGTCCTTGGATTTCTGTATGCCCTCTTCATGTTCTCAGTCATAGATATGTCAAAGATTTATGGTCTCATCAGTATGTTGTACTGGCTCGTAAACATGGACGTGCACCCTACTATTAGTTCTTGGATGCCGAGGGATCCTTACGTCTTAGCGAAACGCTTGTCAAGTTGGAACCTAAAATTTGTCCCATTATGGTTTGCTCGGTATCTTCCATTTGCTCATGTGGGCATTCTTCTCACAGATAGTCTTATCATGTTTTCAAAGTTTTACAATCGTTTGCAGTCTACCAAACCTTTAGCTGGGCACGGATCGCCAATTGACAATCCGTGGACTCGTGATGCCCATCGCATGATTGAAATGCTCCTCAATGACAAGGTTGCCCCTGACAAGGCGATTGTTCTTAGCTCTGAGACTGGAACTGGCAAGTCTTCTCTTGGGGTGGACGCCATCACCAGGATGATAAAACACGAGATTGCGCCCACATCTCGGACATGGGTTTTCGTGCCGACCAGAATTCTACTGAAGGATCCACTACCGGGCTTTCTGCAGCGAGGTGAGGACTCAGACCGCAATGAATCTCTTCGCACGTACCAGGTACTGCGAAAAGGAATCCAAATCAGGTCTAATGCAGAGATTCTCTTCATGACATACGGTCATGGGAGAAACAGACTCATGAGTGGGGAATTCCAAGACGGGGTGGACACAGCTTTCGTAGATGAAATGCACATTCTCTCGGCCGAGCAAAGGCTCGTCGTCAATCAGCTGAAAGGTCAGCGATTGATATTCTCATCCGCCACACATGTACCTCCGCCCGGGTTTACAGCGCCTGTGTTTAGATCCACCCAAACCAAGAAGTGGAAAGCGATACAACGTATATTTCCTGCCACCACCAACGTAGCAAGTATGTTTCAAAGAGCCAAGAACGATACCGAGCCTATGGCCGGTATGAAAGAGGCGCCCGCACAGCTGTCTGATCGTACATTGATATTATGTTCAACGTTCAGAGAGCTAGACGAGGTTGCTGAATCTTTGACTACATTACGCAAATCTATGTTCGGAGGGGGAATTGGAGTATCGCTCCCACCTGTTGTTGAGATCAGCAGCCGAGTGAAGCCAGGTACAGAAGCATGGACGCAAAGACAAACCGCCTTCGTCAAGGGAAGGTACATCGCTCTTGGCACAAAGCAAGCGGCCACAGGAATGGATATAAAACCCTTTCCTCCACGACTTTTGATCGACGGAGGCGAGGACATCTATTCGCACCAAGGCTCCATTTTGAAGTTGCCGACCACACAGCGTGATCATGAACAGAGGATAGGTAGAGTCACAAGGAATTCAGCCACAGGTGATGGATTGGTTTATTGTAGAGAGCAAGCAGGGACAAGAGGTTGGGAAACCGTGGAGTACCCTTCGTTGTCCTATTTGTCAGAGCAGGTCATAGCAAGTGCTTATGATCTGCCGATGTTGTTTCCAATTGATACGGTGTTAGGCGTCTGTCCGGCCAATAATTATTGGCCATATTTTTCCATCGTAGCAGGCTACGAAAACCACATAATTGAAGCATTGACCTTTATAGTCTTTGCGAACGCATCAGGGGTCGGGGCCCGAAATATGTCCTCTTTCTACCAGCGCCACTGGCAAAATGGGTTCCCATTGTCCGATGATTATGAATGGATGGAGACATGCATGAAGCGTCAGGGTTTACGGCCTAACCACACCCCGCCTGCTTGGGTTTCAATAGAAGCAGTGCTCAACCAGAGACCTATAATCTGGAACACGCAACGAATAACAGGGAGCATACCCCTGGAAGTCGAAGGCGTGACCTCAATGGTAAGGTCAAACATTCTTTACCCAGTTGCAGGGTCCTATCTGCCTTTTGAACAGGCAATGCAGCAAAGAAACAAGGTGTTGGATCACACCACACAAGAATCACGGTCAGAAGATATATCTGCTGACTTGATCGTTAAACTTCAAAAGACAGTGGCCAATTTGTCCAACCAACTACAATCAAAGGAACAAAAAGGTCAACTCAATGCACCAAAAACGCAATCCAATGGATCTTCCGTTCAAAGGGAGAAGATTCGACAAGACATTGCCAGGCAAATTGAGTACGTCTTAGAGGGAGTCAGCGTGCCAAATGGAGCGAAGCGAAAGCGCCAAGACATAATCGCTAAAGATCTGATCGAAAGGTATAAATTCCGGGAACGGGTACCTCAGGCACCATTCGATTCATCACGTCAGTCTGTTGTGACACAAATCATGGATGAAGATGATGGCTGGGGATACTGCACCGCTGACGGAACGCCTTTAGTGATTGGTGGAAGTGGTCCAAATGAAGGAGAAACGCCACAGATGAGCTGTGGTCACAACGCTCATTCGCAAGGGGATCATCTGATCAGCGCATCCTTTCATGTCGTGAAACGTGGGGCGACATGGACTTCAACATATGAAGTGCAACCCACAAAACAAGTTCTGAATCGTATAATTGTCATGATCACCGATCAGGACATTGACTACGTATTACAAGATATACAAAGCCACGGAGATAATAGTGAAATTAGGATTGATAATCAATCCGGAATCTCCCGAGGCAGTAGTTCGGCAACCAAACGCCGACGACTACCAGATCTTCTCAAGATGAGCAAGGTCGACCGTTCAAAGCTAATCTGCAATGGTTAGTCACAAGCAAGCTGAAGTTTTGACATGTCAAGTCAAGAAGGGAGTAATCCTTTCTAATTCTTTTCTTTCAGCCGCTGCGGGAACGTGACGCGTTCTCTGCATTGACTTATTCATTCTAGTTAGGCCCCTTGGAACAACGAGATCGACAATCTTGACGAAGTAAAGGTCCAAAGTAATCGTAACATTAGAATTATCAACAGACAAACGCGTTTGGCGTTCTCACTATTTATGGATGGTTACCTTCCATCCCCTCTCTTCAATCTTTTTCATTTGATATCAAATGAAACTTGAGCGATGAGAGTGTCGATATGGTGTGAGCGCGTAAAAGCAAAAAAAAAAAAAAAAAAAAAAAAAAAAAAA